ACTTGTATTTGTTGGCGAAATCCCAAGTACCCACACATATCTTATTGTCGTAGACAGCCAGCTCGGCTATGGAAGAATCTTTATCAAATATCATTTTTAAAGAGAAGTCCAAGATTTGTGAAAGAACTTGACAAACATGTTTGGCAGCTTTCAATGAAATCAATTATTCGAATGGGAAGAGTTAAGAATAAAAGTTCTTTAACTGAGAGAGATCATTCTGGTGAATTATTAACTAATATCACTAGAGAGATGGCTTATTACCCAGAAGAACAATTTAATGAAGTTGTTGAAGTTGTAAAACGTGTTGCTGTTAAGTATGAACTAACCGAAAACGCTCATTATCGTGTGAAATCTTATGGAGAGTATCAAGAAGAAATGAGGTTAGGTACGTTCAGTACTTGGCAGCCTGCCCCCTTAATTGGCGCTGAAGAGCGAGAAAACTATGTAAGTAAATTACAAATGTCTACTGTTAATTCAATTGATTTAAAGCCCGTCGTTGACGAGGCATCAGAACAAGTTACCGAGAGTGAAATCTTGAGTAATGAGTTGGGAGATTTTCATACAGCTGCCGATACAAGTGCAGCTGGATTGATGTCTGCCCCAGCAATGAGAAATATGCCGAAAAGTGATTTAGGTGAATTTTTAACGCGTATGACTAAGATTGCCAATGGAGATTTCTTAACAACGGATGGAGTAAATTCTTATCCTTTTGTTATGGATCCTATTGCTGCTTTCTTAGCTGATCCGCTAATAAAGAAGAAAACCGATGCTTATCAGCTACTTCGTAGTACATTTAAAATATTCGGATCTGTTATAGCTCCTCCAGGAGCTTTTGGTTTGTATATTGTTTTTGCCGTTCCGAATGGTGGTTACCAAAATGCCACCACAACGATTAGTGAATCAATAAATACAGCCATGCAATTTCCGCATGTATTTTTGGATATGTCTAGATCTACAGATTTTGAGTTGGAGTTACCATGGATTCATTTTAATGATTACGGTGACTTACCAGCTACCGTGTCTGGAACTGATCCAGCTGGCCTGGCCGGCATGTGGACTCTACGAATTTGTTGTTTTCAGCCATTAGCCACAGGGACTGGTGAAGAAGTTCCTGTAGCTAGTTATCGAATATGGTGCTGTTGTGCAAATGATTTTGATTTGGTTATTCCATATAATCAAATGAAAAGCATTGAATCAAAAGCCCATGATAAACGGAAGTCTATTAATGAGAAGAGTATGGCCTTAACAGGTTATAAACCGTCAGGAGTGGCAAGCCTTATATCGCAAGGAGCAGGAGCTGTAGCTACTATGATTCCCGCCATTGCGCCGTTTGCTGGCGTTGTAAAAGGCGCTGCAGCAGCAGCAAGTAATGTTTTAAACTTCTTTGGTTTTACTCGTGATACTGATCAACAAACCCCACAACCTATTATCAATAGGCCTTATTCCAACGTTGCAAATATGGATTGCGCTGATACTAGTGAAATTGCAGCTATGTCCGTGTCCAATGCTATAAGCATTGATCCGCGTATAATGGCTCCTTTGTCACAAGATGAAGCTGCTTTCGAATTTTTGTTTCGTAAATATGTGTTTATTGGTTCAACAGTATGGGCTCCAGCTGATGCAGCTGGGACAACATTGGTCAATATACCAGTAACTCCTTTCATTTCACGCAATGGTACTGAATCCGGAGCGCATTTAACAACTGCGGGATATGTTGGGAATCCCTTTGATCTTTGGTGTGGTGATATGGAATACTTTCTATATATACCCTTATCCAAATTTCACAGGGGATCTCTTCAAATCTCGTGGACACCTATTATTCAAGCTATTGCTG